TCTATTGCCCATACATTCCATTGATGAGCAGTGGTGTTGTGTTGGATCCAACAACCTTTGAACCAGTGGTGTCATTTATGACACGTTATGGTTACATTGAGTTGACCAACACTGCAAGTTCGTTCGGTAACGCCGGCGACTATGTTGGTGAGATCGCAGTATCTAACTTGTCATTCTCCTAATCAGAGAATCAACCCAGGGATGGGAAGGCAAAAAACCTGCTTCGGCAGGTTTTTTGTTGGCTAAGTATTTGAATGAAAATATTCAAACATTCAAAAAAAGATGCTTTTCTCATAGTTCAAACAATTCTAGTGCTATCAACAGCTATAGTAATGGCTAGTCTTGATCTAAATGTCTGGTGGAACTTGTTTATAGCACCATTTCATGTTATGCTAATTCTTATTATGCAAAACACATCGTTACATCATCATACACATTGGGCAACATTTGATAAAAAGATTTTTAATAATGTATATGAACTATTGCTCTCAGCATCAGCAGGGTCGTCGCCGCAAGTGTATAGACTTGTTCACTCTGTGCATCACAAGTATGTAAATGATTCCCCAGTAAACAAGAATACTAAAGATGTAATTTCTGTATTTGCAAAAGGTATAAATGGCGAAGTTGAAAATGCTTGGAAATTTTGTTTCCGCAGAGCAGTGATTGCTTGGACAAACCCGTGGAAATATGTTTTATATCAAATCTGGCAGCCAGGACGGCATAAATTACCAATGGTAAACTATATTCTTTGGCGCAGAGAACAATTTGCATTTGTTGCATTCATTGTATTTTTGTTTTTTTTAAACTTTATGTACGGACTTTGGTTTTTATTTGTAATCAGCTTTGCAGCGCATTTTTTAAATTATGCCTGGCATTATGGAGAACACTATGGTAGCTATCACCATCGCGGTGACACAACTCAAGATTCAGTGGGAATTTACAACCAGTGGTATAATATTTTTTGTTTTAATTCAGGATTGCATCAAGAACACCATCATCGCCCAGGCGTACATTGGGCAAAATTATCTGAAATTACTCCAGTTCTTCCAGCAGGAAGAACAATAGCCAATGGCATGCATATTTTTAATGTGCCGTGGTATACAGATTGTAAAAAGTTATTTAAACTTTAAACCAACTGAGGTACTGGGCTATTTTCTTGGTTACTGACGCCCAATCATCTTGAACTGGCTGTCTAAATAACCGTGCAGTAGAATACCAAGGGCAATCATCACGATTTAACAAGTATCGCCAGTCTGTGCCAAACCAGTTGAGCATGATCCAAGTGGGCCGGCCTAACGCACCACTCAAATGTGACACAGCAGTATCCACACCAATCACCACATCCATTGCCATGATTAGTGCCGCAGTGTCAGCAAAACTTTGTATTGTGCCCGGAAACCTACTCACACCAGCGGCAGCTAGTTCAGCTTCTTCTTCTGCACTGGCATCAATCTGCAAGTTCACCCATTCATAGTTTGGATTGGTTTTGATCAAATCCAGCATTACAGGAAATGGCATGCCTTTGTGTTCGTTCAGCCAGTTGTCTTTTCTACCACTCCAGCAAAAGCCCACCCTCATGCGATTCTTTGGACCCAGGCGTTGCAGCCACTCTTGTTGTTTGCCCATGTCAGCATTGAGATAGTTTACAGGACGTGGCAAGTTTTCTAATGTTACACCTAGAATACCCGGAATACTCATGATAGGAGTCCAGTAATCAAAGTCTCCAAGGTCATCAGCATACCGACCAATGTTTTCAATTATAGGGCTTCCGTCAAACAACGGAATCAACGAGTCTGTGATTTTGAGTTTGATCTTGGCACCCATTATGTGTAGGTTGTAGATGAATCTCACAAACTGAATGTTGTCGCCGTGACCTTGTTCGCCTTCTACAAGTATGGTTTTGTCTTTAAGGTCTTGTCCAGTCCACCGTGGTTGTGTGTATTTGGGTAGTTGTCCTGCCAAGTGCTCGTAGTTCCAGCGAGTTTCATACTGTTGCCATCCTTGTTCATAATTTCCCATCTGCAATAAAGCCACAGCAAGGTTAAATTGTGCTGTAGCTGATGAGGGTTCTAGCACAATAGCATGCTGTAAAAATGGAATGGCTCGTAGGGGTTGTCCGCATTCTCTCATGACATTGCCATAGTTGTTCCACGCTGCTGACGAATCTGGGTCGTCAACAAATGCCTGAGCATAACATTTGAGAGCTTCCAATGGGCGATGTTGTGCTCTAAGGTCGTTGCCTTGAGCGATGAGAGTGTTAGTATCCATGGCTATATTTAAGGTGCAATCAAACTCATTTTACATTTTCGCTAAATACTTGTCAACGCAATTTGGCGTTTTATGCAGTTCACCCCTGCGTAGCGGCTGGAACCCGCATCGGGCTTCTATAAGGAGAAATCAAATGGGAAGAGCTCTTAAAATTCAAAAATACGGTACCGCACAAGGTATCACAATCAATGCCAATGGCACAGTTAACCAACCAGCCGCTGCTGTGCCAGTGGATCAAGGTTATCCAAACTTTGGATCATTGACTGATCCAGTTTACAATAGCGCAGGCACTCTTAGTGCTGATGATTTCTTAGGTGTGGTTGGTGGATTAAGTACCACTGCTACAACAACAAGTTATCCTATTATTCTTCCACAAGTGAACATCAGTTTAGCCGATGGTAGTTCAACTGGTGCAGGCGCAGGTCGTTTGATCCGTCAAAAAGGTGCGCACAAGTTTTTGGTAGCTTATGTTGCCAGCACCACAGCTGATGAAAGTTTTATTATTGGCCAAGCCTACAGTGTTGCTGTGGTAGGCACAACTGATTGGGCAGCAGTTGGTGCAGGAACAAATGTGGCAGTTGGTGATATCTTCACTGCTACCGCAGTTGGAGCAGGTACAGGTACAGCATATCCAGTTGGCCAATGTGTGTTGTCTAATACTGGAACACCCACAGCTGGTAACATGAGTATTGAATACTCAGTAGGAGATAGTGCTGCTGTGTATGCCAGTTGTATTACCAACAAATGGATTCGTGACTGGAATGGCATGACTTATCAGAATTACAGCAACAGTAATGCTGGTACCAACGTTCAAAGTGGTGAAAACTTCTATCCTGTGAACTTCTTCTCAGACGAAGGCACAGTGACATGGTCCGGAGCAGAGATTATCAACGGCGTTGAAGCTCAAAACGGCAGTCTACAATTGGCACAAGTGGTTAAAGCCACAAGCTAATTAGATTTGGTCCCACCATCCTCCTTGCTAACTACAAGGAGGATTTTTTATGACCACAGCATTTGTATTGGGCAACGGAGTAAGCCGTAAAGGTGTAAATTTAGAACACCTGCGCACTCACGGCACAATCTACGGGTGTAATGCGTTATATAGAGATTTTACGCCAGACGTGCTAATTGCAACAGATCGCCCAATCAGTGAGCAAATACAACACTCGGGTTATCCCACTAAACATAAATTTTACACCAGAAGACCACTTGATGGACTTGGGGCACATCGTGTGCCTGAACAATACTGGGGCTATAGTTCTGGACCACTAGCAGCGGGCATTGCAGCCATGGACCAACATCTAACTATCTATTTGTTGGGATTTGATATGGCTGGCATCAATAATAGATTTAACAATGTGTATGCAGATTCTGAATTTTACAAACGCAGTGCTTCTACACCCACTTACACTGGCAATTGGGAACGCCAGCTACTCAAAGTCATGCAAGATTATCCACACACAAACTTTGTTCGAGTGTATGGTGCAATCACAGCAGATGTTCCAGAATTTACCAAACATCCTCGACATTCACGTCTAAACATAGCAGAATTTCAAAGCCAATTTGGTGTTTGACCCAAACTCAACAAGAGCTGGGTTCTGGTAAATATACTATAGGATCCAGATTCAGCATGAGTGAACCACAACAAATAATCAATGTAGGCGAAGTTGCCAATGACGGCACCGGTGAGTCTTTACGTGATGCATTCAACGCAGTAAACAACAATTTTGCCAATGTTTGGGCTGCTGGACCGGTAGACTCTCAGGTTGTGATATCCAACAACCGGATTAGCACAAACGAAACCAATCTTGATCTTATATTGGCCGGAAACGGAGTTGGCAATGTAGTTTT